TTGGCGCTCTTCCATGCATAAATTCGTGGTCGATCTTTACCCGTGGCCACCCAAACCATGTCCTCGGGCATCATTTCTTTGCCGACCATAATCATGGCGCGATGCAACTCTTGCCATTCTGCATGCGTCTCCAGCAAAATGCCTTTGATTGACCCGTTAGTCTGGTTTTCGAGCATCGCCGCGAATCGACCAGAGTCGCCAGATTGTATTTGCCCAACCTCATGCGGGGTCACAGCAAACTTGTCTCTGATTGCTACTTTTAAGCGCTCTGGTTCCGCCGACGCCCATTGCGGCATCTCTGGAGTGCGTAGGTACTTCGGAGCCAACGCCGGACTTTTCACAGAGATAGGCTCTTCTGGGTTGCGCGTGATTGGTTTGTTCTCAACACCGCTACCGCGAAACGTCATGAGCTTAGGATTGCTAGCGTTCTCTCTTTGGCGCCTTAGTTGTGATGTGGCTATATCACGCTCACGTTGCAGGCCTTCAGAGTCCCCTATTATCTCGTGTCCCCACACGTCATCGCCGAGAATATCGCCGCGTGCGAGAAAGAACGGCAGCCGTTTGATGATGTGCGCAATCTCGTTTTCTTTCTCATCTAAGATGCGATCGTTGGCCATATGAATAATACGGCCTTTTGGGTAGTCGCCAGTAGGCATCTCGTAGTAGAGAAACTCGCGCACGTGATCATTGTAATACTTCTTTTCAATGCGGCCTTTTTGTCCGCCCAAGCTGCTAATGTATTTGTCTTCTAGTAGCTCGCTTTCTGGTTTGATGAGGTGCGCTTTGTCTGGATACCTCTCGCGCAACTTGTTAACTGGCACAACGCGCACCAAAAAGGCGTGCTGCGCGTTTTCTATATCCAGCCCACAACCGGGGTCCGGAAAAAACTCGAATGGGCTCGGGACACTTATTTTTAGAGCGCCCTCAAAAGCACGCTCCATTTGCGGTACTTCCAACGGCTCCTCGTCAAACTCGTCTGACATCGCCTCAGTCATGCACAACGGACACGGCCCTTTGATCTCACCGACAACTGTATGTTCACATTGTGGGCATTGGGATATCTCTCGCCCACCAAACGTGTCCCACTCAAGATGCCAAATACCAATCCCCGCCCAATCAATTGTGTCCACCGCGCGTTTGAACTTCAGTTCCATTTTATTGGCCTCATATTGCCAATCGAGGAACCCAGTTCTAACCTCTGCTGCCAGCATATCGTCACGGTCGTCTGATGCCGGAGACACCATCACGCGAGGTATGACTTCTGTCAGCTTGCCGATAAAAGCGCGGTGCATCTCAATGAGGATGTTGTCCTTGCTCTTTGAGCGACTAGCGTCACCAGAAAGCACAACACGCAACACTTCATTGTCCACGCGCGTTTTGGCGATTAGAGATTCGCCCTGCAACATTAGCCTATAGTAATCCCACCACTTGTCTTTATCTGAACGGGCGCGCTTAGACTCGTCGAATTTTTGTTGAACATCGCCAACTAATTTCAACTCGCGCCCGTCGGCGCCGCCGTCGTTTGTTTGGAAGTCGTCTTTGCGCTCCAAAATACCAAATGGGTCTTTGTTAGCCATCTCTATTATCCTTATCTGGAGTCGAACATCACCTCAGCTAGCGGCTTCCCATCTTCATCTACAAATGTCGAGATCAAATCTTGTTCCTCTTCACTGTATAGTGCGTCTTCCGCGTCTTCTTCGCTTTGAAGGGCGTCCAATTCTATCTTAGTCTGCACAGCCTCTCCAGAACTAGACGCACGCTCGTAGATGTAAGCGCGCTCTGCCACTTCGGCGAACCTCGTCGCTATTAAACCATAAGCTCGCATCATAAAATGAAGAGCTACAATTAGGGACAGGCTTATTACGCCTAACGCAACCACTGCTGCTATGTTCATTGCCATCATAATTCGCCCTCGGCCAAACGGCGTCGCAATTCAGCCTCGCGCGCCATTTCAGCATGTATGTCAACCCAAAAACTTTTGGTGTGCTCGTCTCTTGTGTCCGCTTTATGAGCTAACTTCCTCTTCTCTTCGTTGAGGATGTCCCAATCAAATAACGCCTGAGTCCTTGCTGAATACACTCCTAACGCGAGACTCATAACTCGGTCGTCATTTGTGTCTTCGCCCTCAAAACGAAAAGAGCGGCCGCTAGCTGTTGGATTTTGAATGTAACTCTCCAACTCATCCAATGTATCTTGAGAGTACAGTTTGATAGCCGACGGTCTACGTCGTCGAGATCTAACGACGTTTTGTAGCATGGATACTATAATTGGTTTGTTATGAGCTTGGGTCGAGACTCCATAGCCCTGCACATAGCTGTCGTCTACATTTTGTAATGCATGAACATCTTGAAACAAGAACCAACACCCCAAATCTCGTAGGCGCTTTACAACAACCATGCCGGGTCCGTTCAACTCAACAACCAGTGTGCAAGGCTGATAGTACAGACCAAGCTTGAATAGTTCATCGGCGTAGTTGTCCGGCGTCAATCGTCCATGATACTGCGCTACTTGCTTAAAGTCGTAGTCAAACTGTCCTACCGGCCTGAACTCTAAAACGTCAGCGCAGCTAGCGTCGCCTTTTGTCAATCCATGCGCTACATCCGCAGATACCACATATTGCGCTAGCGGCTTGGGTTGTTCCCAAATTTCAAGTAGGCCTTCTTTGAACTCGTCGAAGACTATAGAGGTAGTGTCGTCGGCCGCCGCTAATGCATCTTCTTCATTTCCATCTTCGGCATCAGGTAGACGTAACACTCCGCGCTCACCTGGACAGCATTCATCACGCATGGCACGCAATACTTCCGCATCAAATACGGCCAGTTCATTTGCGGCCGCATGCATGCCGTAGATGCGAGTCTCTATTTCAGACTCGGTCATCTCCTCCATACTCGCGTAGATTTCTTCATGTGGAACAAGGCCGGCGGAGAATTGATCAATCTCGAACGTTTCCACAATACAGCGCTCAGAATTTGGATACTTAGGCTTTCTGCGCCCCAATTTTCTTAGTTTGTATGTCCAAAATCCTTTGCCTTTAGTTGGGGTCTCAGTGATGATGAGCCCCGAATTGAGGACGGTTTTTATGCGTTCACGCCCTTCTTTATAAATCTCCTGCTGAATCTGTTCGTCTAGCTGCCCAAGAGCGTATTGACCTCCCTGCAGCACATCTGGGCCTTCCATATCAGAGAAGAGAATGACGCTTGATTTGGGATGCTTGCAAGTTTTAGGCGTGCCTTTATTGGCGCATTCGCTGCAGGCTATTTGTATCGTATAAGTCTTTTGGTCATAGCTATGAAACCATTTTCCCCCATCTGGAAATACGGGACTCAATGGGTTACCGGGCTCGCCTTTGAGGTACTTTGCCTCAAAAACCTTTGGTCGATATTTAGTGAAGTTGACGCCGACCACAAAACAATTTGCCGGTGTTTCTGCACGCGATCGCCAAGGATGCTGGCCGGTCATTGTCCAATATATTTCAGCGACGCCGCTTTGCGTTTTACTGCAACGATTGCCGCACCACAAACCGCGTACTGTGGCATCACTACGATGGAAGGATTCGCTCACAGAATGAGCCGGCTTATAAATCACCATAGGGTCGGCGCGGACAATCGCTTCAAAGTCATCCCGCATTCGCCGCAGCCCTAGGGCGAACTCGCGCATCACTGCAGTCTGCTTTACTGTTCGCGCTTGGTTGAGAAGAATATCTCGCACTTTGTCGGCGTAATCGAGGAAGTTCGTTGTGTCGAGCGTGAGGTTATCCTCTTCGCCAGTGGCCTCCTCAATCAGCGTTTTGCAGCGCAAGATGACTTCAGAGAACTCCACAGACTATTCTCCGCGTAGATAAGAGATGATGTCTTTTTGCCGGCCGAACCACCTAGCTGGCGAGGACGCATCAGACGCCACTCGAATGATGCCGCGCTTGTTCTCCCTGAAAAATCTTCGCACGAATTTTTCAAGGTCCGCCGAGTTCTCTTTCGGCGCCTTTTCAATAACGCCGCCCATGCAAGTGTGGAAATGCAAAATCAAGATACGCCCCCTGCAAAAGTTTTACTCTTCTACGCAATCACGAATCGCTTTGCCAATCCACATATACGCCTCTTCAAGTTTCGTTAAGGCGAGCGAAGCTGCGCGGCTCGGCGGCAGTTCAACGTCAATGAGGCGCTCCAGCGCAACGCAAGCATCCTTAAACTTGCTTTGCGCCGCTTGTTGAGCCGCATCGAATTTTGTGTGCTCAAATCTGGTAGCCATGCTTCTCTCCTTTAGGTTCCTACTACGGTTATCTTGCATGCCTTTGCTGAGGCGCCGCTGCTGGTGAGTGTAAGATTGGTTGTCGGATCGACATCTTGCGCCACGAGGGGAATCCCGTCATCTGATACGCGCAATGTTGGCGCGTCTGCGGCCGCGTTTTCAAACGCTACGCTGACGTACTCTCCGCTTTCGGACGCGAGGTTCTCCACTACCAACGCCGTGATTGTAGTGAACGCCGATAGTGAGAACGTCGTCCCGGCCACAGCCGCTTCGATAATCGCCGAGACGATGCCCTCATCCGGCGTCAGCGTAGCCTCACTGTCGTGCCTGCTTGGGTTGTAGTAACTAGCGTTATCCGCCAGCTCGAACCCCACACGTAAGCGGCCGTAGTAGCTCATTTCTTGCCCTCTTTCCTCACCATATCCATGAACTTCTTCATTCGTTCGGGCTCCATCATCGTGGAAGCCCCAATCTTATGTCTGGTTTCGCCCCACCCCAAAATGGCGGCTACCGATTCGTCCTTGACCTCGTCTTTGACTACGGCCGCCCAATTAACCCCGTCTTTGCCTAAGAAGCCCCGCGTTTGCAATTCGTAATGCAGCCCTTCAAGACGCGCCTTAGTTACAACCAGCGTCCCGTCGAGTAGTCCCATCATGAATTTCTGAACGAACAAAGCGGCTTCTGTGTCGTTTCGGCGCGGTAGCCAACGCAGCAAAGTGACATCATAGCCACGCTTGCGTAGCTCTTTGATCTCATCCTCGCTCAGCGTGTCAAATACCAATTCGCGCGGACGATATTGCTTCGGCACCGCGGGGAACCGTTCGAGGTCAAAGCTCATAACTACCAGAGTACTCTAAAACTGCTGCTAGTGTCTATGAGCGCATACAGGAGGCGGCAATTTTTGTAATCGCCCGGTTCGTGCGATTACTTCGGAAATCGCTGCGCCGCGAGCGGCGTCCCGTTTGAATGTAGCATCCCAACGATCTCGATATTCTTTCAGAGCCAC